AGAGCAGCAGGAGGTAACATTAGTCCCACCATACCGTTAAACTACCACACTCAAGGAACTGCTTGTTGGGTAATTTTTAGAGCAATGGTTAAAGTTTATGAGTACATACAAAAACTAAATCATAACAAACCAGACGAACTTAAATGGCACATGGTTATGCAAGTACACGACGAACTTGTTATAGATTTTCCTATCAGGAAGGGTTATCAGTACCATCTAAAGAGTATAAAAAATCTAATGGAGTCTTGTGGCGATCCAATTGGAGTACCGTTAAAGGTAGGTTGCGAGATACATGATGATAACTGGTCTCAAGGTAGGAGCATGGAATGAAACTTAAAGATAGCAAGTTATTTAAAACTTACATACATCTTATTAATGAAAGAGAATCAATAAGAGTACTGAAAGAATCTGGTAGTCCTAAACCTTGGACAAAAGACCCCCATTTAAGTAAATGGAGGTTTACAAATATGCGTAGAATGGATGACAAAGTTTCTCTTTGGTTATTACACAATTGGTACGAACCTTATTTTGATCACCCAAATATGTTGTACGCTGCTTTAGTAGCAAGATTTTTTAATCACCCAAAGGCTTTAAATGATATTACTCATTTAGTTTTTTCTGATAAAGGTTGGCCTAAAGAAGAAATGTGTGCTTTGCTAAGAAAAAGAAAAGCAAGAAAAGTAACCATATTTAATAATGCTTATATGGTTAGAGGAAATGATGGAGTAGACAAAGTAGATACTGTTATGAATTTTACTCTTGATCCTATCGTAAAAAATCCTCCAAAGGTAGACACTAACTCTTTAGAATCAACTTGGAAAAATCTAGTTTGTAGGTATGGTATGGGATCTTTTATGGCCGGACAAGTAGTTGCTGATCTTAGATGGGCTATGACCGGAGATTGGAGTGATTGTAACTTTTGGGCTCCGGTAGGTCCAGGATCAAGTAGGGGAATTTGTAGACTTTACAAACAACCTAAAAATAAAATGATAGATCAAAAAGTTTTCTTGCCTAAATTAACATACCTAAGAGAAATTTCTGGTCCCTTAATCAATCAAAATTTAAACGCAAGAATGGAGATGATGGATTGGCAAAATAGTCTCTGCGAGTTTGATAAATATATGCGGTTAGTGACTAAAACAGGTAGACCTAAACAAAGGTATAAAGGAACATGATAATTGCTTTAGTTGGTCCTCACGCAGTAGGTAAGTCTACCGCTGCTAGGTCGTGGTCAAAAAGATACCCTCATATAAATTTTGTAGACGCAGATCAAAGTACGTGGTATAAAGGTAATGGGCACAAAGAACGAGTTGTTGGCTGGCAAAAAAAGGCTGAACAAAAAGTAGCGTTAGCAACTATTTGTGCTGATAGTTCTGAAATTTGGGTAATAGAAGGAAATTCCTCAAGAGTATCGTCATGGCTTAAAGTAGTTCCCTGCGAGGCTATTATACATACTTACTGCAGTCCCGATAGTCTTTACAACAACATTAAAGAAAGATGTGAAAGTAACAATAGAAACTTTAATGCTGAGTATTGGAATGACCGTACAAAATTAAGTTATGAATCTCGTGGTAGAATTCAAAACTTACACAAAAAATTAACTGGAGTTCCTATGTACGAATTTGAAATACTGGATAGGTCTACAGATTGGAAATTTGTACGACATAGATTTATAAAACTGGTACATGGAGTAAAAGATTGATTGTACAAATTAGAGGTACAAGTGGTTCAGGTAAGTCTTGGGTAGTTCATACCCTAATGAAAGAAATTTCTGAAATGTGGATACCTGTTAAGGGAAGATGGAAAAACAAAAAACGAAGAATACCTTTGTACTATGTCACAAAACTTACTAATGGTAAAATAGTTGTTGTTTGCGGAGGATACGAATCAACTTGTGGTGGTTGTGATAATGTTGGATCAGCTAAACACGTTTTTTGGCTTTACGCAAAAATACGTGAGAGTTTTCCAACAGCTGTAATTATATCAGAAGGGCTTTTATTATCCGAGGATGTTAAATGGACACTTAAAAGTCAAGAAATGGGATGGGAACCTAAGGCAATATTTTTGTCCACAAATGTAGACCTTTGTATTGACCAAATAAATGCTCGTAGAAAGTCAGCTGGAAAAAACGAACCCATACCGGAAACCAATACTCGTAAAAGGGTGGAAGTTATTAAACGTGCTAAGGTAAAATTAAAGGATGCGGGGGTATGGAGTCACATGTACCCTGCTACCGCTACTGTTAAATTAGTAAAAGGAATGTTAGATGCAGAATGAACAAGATTGGATTGGCCGTATTGATGAAGATGAACAAAACGGTGCAGCTGAAAGGTACCAATATTTTATGCGGCCTGAGCCTAGAGAGGATTTAGGACCAATAGAGTTAATTGACGATGAGTATTTTGGTCCTAACACAAAAGTTAGGAACATGAAAATCGGAATGATGCGTAATGCTAAAGAGGAAAACAAACGTAATGTACGAGTGTTCTTAAAACCTTTTCCACATCTTCGGATAGATAATGCTAAACCATTACAAGGTTGGTATCAATCTTTAAACAACGCATCTAAACGATCAAGACCAAGACCTTGTTTTACTGACGCTATTTTAACAGAACCTTACGGTGGGTATTGTGCAGTAGGTTGTGCTTTTTGTTACATTAACTCCGGCATGAGAGGATATAGAGGATCAGGACTTATTTCTGTTCCTTTAAATTACGGAGAACAAATTAAGAAGCAACTAAGTAAAATGAACCGTTCTGCTGCAGGATATTTTTCTTCCTTTACAGACCCATTTACTCCATTAGAAAACTACTACCACAATACTCAGCAAGCAGCTGAAGCTTTTGTAGAATTAGGATTGCCTATATTTTTCTTGAGCAGATTGGCTTACCCTGAGTGGGCAATTGAGCAACTAAAACAAAACCCTCATAGTTACGCTCAAAAATCTATTAACACTCCTGACGGGGACGATTGGAGGCTGCTAAGTCCAGGAGCTATTTCTCTCCAGGATCATCTTGACGAAATTTCAAGACTTAGGGATGAAGGTATCTATGTATCTATTCAAGTAAATCCAATTATTGCGGGTATTACAAGTCACGGACAAATAGTAAAGCTGTTTAAGATGTTGTCTGAGGCAGGAGCTAATCACGTTATTGTAAAATTTGTAGAGGCTGCTTACAGCTGGGCTCCATCTATGGTAGAAAAAATGAAACGTCGATTTGGTTCAGAAAGAGGTCAAGAATTTGAGCGTTTGTTTACTCAAAATATAGGAAACGAACGAACAATTGAAGAAGAATATCGTATGCGTGGACATCACATTTATCGTGCTGCTGCTACTAAATACGGACTTACATATGCTACGTGTTACGAGTACGAGTATGAAAGGGACGAAGCAGGAAAAATACTTTCCAAAACAGGAATTAGCGTTGGAAGAAAATTTACAACAGCTTCACAATGTCACGGACATAAAGTTCCAATGTATCGTAGACTTGATAAATCATCCTTTGTCCCAGTCGAGGAATGTCCTCCCAGTGGATGCTTATATTGTGCCTCCGAAAACAATGGAGAGCCAAGATGTGGAGATACTTTAGCTGGAGAGGCAAAAGCATTAAAACTTGTTGACCTTAAAGTACCATTTCATCTAAAGGAAAAACTTTAATGGATGATTTTTTTACTGCTGTTAGAGCAATGTTGTTTTTAATTGTTATGTTTTTTGTAGTAGTTGTTGCAATTAATGGGTGTAACGGTACTGGGTACAATAAAGAAGCAGAAGATGCTTACCAAAGATTACGGGATCAAGGATTTACTGCTAAAGAAATTTATGAAATGGGAAAGTGATGAATAGCGATCAAATTGTTGAGAGGCTTCGTTCAGTCGATTCGCCAGACATTCGGGGAGTTGCTGAACGGGTCAGCGAATTATTGCTTCACAAAGAAGCAGCAGATGAGATCGAGCGACAGAAAACCAAGATCGAGCAACTGACGCAAGGGTTGGTTGTAACCACAGTCAATGAAAACAGGAAACTACAGGGCAAGGTCGAGCGACTGCGTGAGTTGCTGAAAGAGTGCCAAATCTACGTCGAGGGGATGTCCTCCGTGGATTCGGAGTTGTGTGACAGGGTCGAAAAGGAGTTGAGTGATGAGTAGCAAAGACATTGTTGACGAATTGATGAACGAATGGGAGGCGGCAAAAATGGACACCCCGCATGGACTACCAGCGTTCAAAAAAGCAGCAGAGGAGATCGAGCGACTGCAAGCAAAGGTAGAGAGGCTGACTAAGCGAGGCTTACAAGACCTGAATTGGCAGAACGATGAGTTGCATGAGGAGAACGAGCGACTGCGTGAGGATAACGAGGTGCTTCTCGGGGA